AAGATTTGACCCAAGCCATTTCAAAGTTATCCGAAAAGCAGAGAGAGAAAATCTTTAAAGGTGGGGCATGTTTTATGAATTTGGAAGTAATCTATCCAACTTCTGTTAATGTAATTCCTTACGGACAGGCACTCTTAGTATTCCACGGAACAATGGAATACAATGAGGATGGTATCGCAATTGGTGAGAACCAAGATGCAGCGAGAATGTTAGCTGGTATGATTAAACAAATCAATGCAGATGTTCAATCAGCTTACACAATCCAAGGCCCACCAGTAGTTCAATTACCTAAATCCAAAAACCTTTCTTCACTTAAAGGAAAGTATAACGGACAAATCTCAAAACTACAATCTAAGTTCAAATTAAAAGATACTGATGGTGTAGCAGAATATCATCAAGCTTGGTGGATGGATTTTGTGAATAAGAAATCACCATCTAAGTTGGATAACAAAACCCTAATGGGATTGGTAAAGAGATGGGCATTCTACGATAAATCATTCAGATTAGATAATAAGAACATTACTGATGAAAAAACATTAGAATGGGCTAAAGGTATTGATAAGAATGACCATGCTAAAATGGCTAAAGATAACATCAGACCATTTGAGGATATCTTCTTAGGTGTTGGAGCAGAGGTTCTATCCTTTATGAGTTCAGCACTAACTGCAAACCCTGATTCCGCAGTTAGGGATATGAAGAAAAGATTAGACCAAACCATCAAAGATGTTAAAAAAGGTGGAGACCCGAAGAAAGTTTCTAAACTTAAATTAGAGTTGGAAAGATTAAACGCAATTGGTGGAAAGAATAAGATTGTTCCAAACGAAGGTATCGTATTTGTATATGGTGGTAAGACTTTCAAATTGACTGGAACCTTTGCACCATTGAATCAGATACTCGGATTATTTTACGAATAATCTAAATCACAATACTTATATATAAGTATATATAAGATTTAGTATGGCTGAAAAACAATTCAATAGAAAGTTCATGCATCCAACTCGTAGAAAGTTGGTGGATATGGTTAATACGGGTGAATACCAAAAAGATACTCAAATTTCACTTTCCGATGTTAAAGAACAAACCAAAAGAAATGTTGGTGATGTTTGGGAAGAGAATGGTGTGATTTGGGAACAAAAAGAATATGGTAGAGTAAAACAATCTAAAGCATCTTCAGAACTTGCAAAAGTAAGGCAATTTTTACAAAAAGTATCTGAGTGTAAATCTGATATTTGTAAAAAATCAAAATATGGACCAACTGATAAAAAGTTGATTTCAAAAACAGGATATTGCTCAGTTTGTTTATCGGAAAGAGAAGCTGTAATCAAAAATGATGGTTTATGGGAAGCATATAATGAATATAAAGTTTATTCTAATATGGCTGCTTATGGAACTGAGGTTTTGGCTAAGTGGAATCAAGCCCTAAACGAAGTATCCAACATTCACGAATATATCAACGATGATGGTTCAGTTGAAAAGTGGTCATCAAATGAAGATGTTCAAACTTTGAAAGCACAAATCGAAAAAGATATTGAAAATGGTAAGAAAGAACTTATCGAAGTTATTGAAAAGAGAAACGCTGCATACGAACTCTTAAAAGATAAAAAATACGAATTAGTACAACCTTTGTAAAATGAATAATAGTAATACAAAAATATATTTAATTCTAATTGTAATCTTAGGATTTGTAGGTTACAATTTGATGGTAATGCATGATATCCAAACGGATGTTGCTGCATTTGATGAGAAGATTGAAGCTATCCAAAGTGATATTGATTCAATCGCAATTGCCAACGATGAGTTGGATATGAAAATAGAATCGTTACATTCAGAAATAGAATTAATCGATAGTGATATCGATAGAGTTCAAGGTAACATTTCAATCATAAAAAATCAGACAGATGAAAAAGTTAATAATGTTGATGTTCTTACTTTCGATGAGCTTATCAAGTTTTTCTCAGACCGTTACGGAGAGAGACTCAGTGGTGAGACTGGAAGTTCCGATAGTCAAACTGGTAATTAAGGATTTAGTAACTTTTGATGGTGTAAAACTTCAGTTAGTTGAAACACAAGAATTACTTAAATTATCAAACGATAAACTTGTATTAAAGGATAGTGTTATTTCAAGTTTAGATGGTAAGATTTTAAATCTTCAAACAATCATAGATAAAAAAGATGAACAATTTGGTTTAGAAAGTGAAAAATCTAAATCATTAGAAAAGGAATTAAAACGGCAGAAAAGAAACACCTTCTTATGGAAAATGGGAACTTTAGCTGGTGGATTACTTAGTTTATTTTTTGCAGCAGGTGGATAATTGATTTATGGTACAACAAAAGAAAACATTAAAGGAAATCATAAAGGAAGAATACCAGAAGTGTGCTTCTGACCCAATCTACTTTATGAAAAAGTATTGTATGATTCAACATCCGGTGAGAGGAAAAATTCCCTTTCACCTTTTTCCGTTTCAAGAAGATACATTAACTCAGTTTAAAGAACATAGATACAACATCATCCTAAAATCCAGACAAACTGGTATTTCAACACTAACTGCGGGATTCTCACTTTGGAAGATGTTATTCAATCAGGACTTTAATGTTTTGGTTATTGCAACAAAGCAAGAGGTAGCTAAAAACTTGGTAACCAAAGTAAGGGTGATGAATCAATATCTTCCTTCTTGGTTAAAGTTGGAAACTGTTGAAGATAACAAACTATCTCTACGATATGCAAATGGTTCTCAAATCAAAGCAACCTCAGCTGCAGGAGATGCTGGTCGTTCTGAAGCACTATCACTTTTAGTATTTGATGAGGCAGCATTCATCGATAAGATTGAAGAGATTTGGGTATCGGCACAATCTACCCTTTCAACTGGTGGTAATGCAATCATTCTATCAACACCCAATGGTGTGGGTAACTTCTTCCACAAAACTTGGGTAGGTTCTGAAGATGGAACTAATACTTTTAATAACATTAGATTGCATTGGAGTGTTCACCCAGAAAGAGACCAAAGTTGGAGAGATGAGCAAGAGGTTCTATTGGGACCTAAAGGAGCAGCACAAGAATGTGATTGTGATTTCATTTCTTCTGGTGATAGTGTTATTGAACCACAGGTACTTCAGTTCTACAAAGAAACTTATGTTCAAGACCCAATTGAAAAGGGTGGGTTTGATGGAAACCTTTGGAGATGGCAATATCCTGATTATTCAAAATCTTATATGGTAGTTGCCGATGTTGCGAGAGGTGATTCTTCGGATTATTCTGCTGCTCATGTTATTGATGTTGAGGCATCAGAACAAGTAGCTGAATATAGGGGTAAGTTGGATACCAAAGATTTTGGTAACTTCTTAGTATCTCTTGCAACCGAATATAACAACGCATTGTTGGTGATTGAAAACGCTAACATTGGTTGGGCTTGTATTCAACAGGTAATCGATAGAAATTATTCTAATCTTTACTACATGAGTAAGGATTTAAAATATGTGGATGTAGAACATCAACTTAACAATCGATATAGAGCAGAAGAAAGAGGAATGGTAGCTGGGTTCTCTACTACCTCAAGAACTAGACCTTTAATAATTTCAAAGTTAGAAGAATATGTTAGAGAAAAATCCATTATAATTCGTTCTATCAGAACTATTGATGAATTGTTTACATTCATTTGGATGAATGGTAGAGCGGAGGCAATGAGGGGATATAATGATGATTTAACTATGAGTTTGGCTATTTCACTTTGGGTAAGAGATACTGCTCTGAGATTGAGACAAGAAGGTATTGATTTAACTAAACAGGCAATCAATAGTATTTCATCTTATACTTATAGTGGAATATATGGGAGTAATAATATGGATGAAAATCCTTGGCAAATGAAGATTGGAGATTCGGTTGAGGACTTATCAAAATGGTTATAAATTTACTTTTTAATATTTATATAGTATATGTATAGTTTGAGTAATAATATCATATTGGAATGTAACGAAAGCAACCTTTCGGAGGCACTACAATATCATATAGATACTAATACTCCTTTAGTGGAGAATGTATTCAGATATGGTTCGAAAGGTTACTTTGAATTATACAATGAGGCTCGTTCTTTATAT